TCAGTCATCTTGCATTGCCTCCTCTGGCGGCTCTATCATTGGCATCCAGTAAAGAACTTTTTCATAGCCCAGTTCTTCCATCGTATCAAACTCAGAATCTACAAAGCCAAGCGTTACCGGATCATATATATCTTTCCAAAAGCCAAATCCATATTCTTCTTCGTACTGGCAGTACATCGGCGGGTCTTCCAGATGGTTTTCTACCAAGCACATGTAAAATCTGCTATCGCCATCTTCCGGCAGGCTATCTTCTACAGCTATCCACAAAGGAACCGCCGGCTGTTCTTCAATCTCCATGAGAACGGAGACCGCTATATCGTCAATATTCACCATTCTATCTGCGTTTGGGTCAGGGTTCAGCCATTTTGCCACTTTTTCAGTCAACAAATCCGCATCAATCAGTCTCATCTTCCGCCTCCTGCTCCCAGAACTCATTTACAACTTCCTGCACCACTGCATATTCCAGATCGCCGTTGTTCTCCAGCATTCTATCTTCCAGCTTCTCAGCTACAGACAAGAAAACTTCCTCCGGGAGATCGTCCGTATCCTCACCGGATGCAGCGCATATATCTTTTCCCCATTGGATCTTCTCAAGCTTTTTTCTTGCCTCGTATTCATAATCTGCATACGCATCTGCTACTTCCAGGATTCTGTTATATCTCCAGTCATTCAAATTATCTTTGAACGCTTCATCCATCACACGCACAAAATCATCCCTACTTATTTTCTCTATTGTTCTATTCATTCATCCAACCGCCTTTTACAATTTCTATTGCCTCATCATATGCAGCAATAAAATCCTCCGCTGTATTATTGGCAATTTCATCCAGCTTGTCAGCTGGTTTCTCTACCAACATTTTTCCTGCAAACTCAATTTTTTCTTCCAGCTTTTTTATGACCTTATCCGCATTGTAAACTGTCGGCTGCTCGTCAATATATTGCAGGAATCTTTCTACTTCTTTCCCATTATTCAGCATATACTTTTTCAGCATATCTGCGTCAATCAATCTCATGCTCTTGCTCCTCTCTTCTGTACGGTTCTGGTAACGACATCCAGGCAATTACTTCATATCCAGGGAAGCAGCCGCACCCGTCTACATACGCTGGGTGCTGAAGGTATCCACATCCTTTCTTGTACCAATACTTCCCTTGAATTTTCGTATCCGTAGACAGATCAACCAGCTCTGCCACCTCGTATATCACATCTTCTGGATATTGTCCCTGCAGCAGAACTGCTACAGGCACTCCGCACTCCGGCAATCTCTCTCTTACAGAAATCCACTGCCTGTCTTTCAAGATGTTTATTGCTCTTTCCTGCTCTTCTGCTGATTCGCAGTGTATGACAACATCGTAAGTATCATCGTATTTCGCCCATTCTCCGTTTTCGTTCTGCATCAGCTTTATTCCATCAATCATCTTCGTTGTATTCCTCCTCTATCTTAACAGAGCTATCTGTCATCTCGCCTTCCCATCCCTCCGGGAAAACCGCATCTTGTAGATATGTGTTTTCATCGTCTATCCGAAGATCGTGGAACTCTACCGTCACTGTGATTCTTCCGCTTACAACTTTACTCACATTCCTTCTCCTCTCCAAACTTTCTGTTAAGACTATCCATGATCGACTGCAATCTTTTGGATCCGATCCCTGGTGTCTCGCTGATTGCTTTCCGAACTTCCGTGATATCAATCCCAGGAACTGACTTTCTTCCCTCTTCATATGCTGTCATATAAAGATTCTTGCAGAATGATTCAAATTGCTGCCGATCCATTTTCTTGACTCTCTTGTAATCTTCTCTCCGGAGCAGATATCCTGCCCCGGTTGTCATGTTTTTTGCTTTATTCATGTTCTTGCACCTCTACTTTGCCAACTTCTTCATCATCTTAAAGAACTTCTTCATGCTCTTCATAAATTTCTTCATACCTCTTCGCCTCCTTTATGCAAATGGAATCCTGGCGTCAAACCAGCCACCGTGTTTCTCAATCACCTGCTCAACCACTTCAACCGGCACATACGGGTACACTGCCTTTGTCGGTTCTGTCGGATCTTCAATATACGGCATCAACAGCTCTTCTTTCTGGCTTGGATATCCGACTTCGCAAGCTGCATATTCTCCGCTTTCCAGATTCGCCCGTGGCTCACATTACAATCCGTCTCCAGCCTGGACGCTCATTTCAAAACCGTCTTTGCAGAAGATATGAGGTCTCGGAGCCTGTGCAATCCCGCACACCAGCTTGTATGTCTCATGCAAAAAAGCCTGCACGCTATCCCGTTTCTTGAATTTCTCAACATCTACACACATGTGAGGAAAACAGTTTCCGCAATACTCCCAGATCTCTTTTCCTCTTACGGCGAATGTTGCATATGTGCCGCAGTTCTTCATTGTCTTCGGGTTGATTGCATGACTGTGTGGCTCTCCTACCTGGAAGTAATCCCTTGTCATTGTCCGTGGTGGCAGGATATCCAGGAAGTAATCTGCTACTCCCTGGTCTACCATATCTCCCGGCTTACAATATTCATCCCAACTGTTGCAGCCGCTCTTGTGCCATCCTTCGATTGTCTTTAGCTCTTCTCTTTCCATTACTCATTCTCCTTTTCAAATTCTTCCATCGTTGGTCTTTTTCCATCCAGGTCATCCCAGGTATACGGCTTATGATTTTCACTTTCCCATTGCGCTTTGTAGCAATCTCTGCATACGCAAAATCCGGAAAGCCATCTCATTTCTCCCCAGTATTCCGGCTTTTTACAGCGTCTGCATATTACTATGCGTTTATTCTCACCCATACTTAGCATCCCTCTCTTTCTCTGATTTCTGTCGAAGCCTTATCCAGAGCTTTCAGCATTACCGGTGACGCTTTTAATTCCTCCCAGGTCAAACCCAAGCAATCCAGCGTATCTTCAAGATCTCCGGTGTACCCGTACTCATGGTTATCCAGCTCATACAGGAACATCTGGTACAAGAATCCTGTCCCGTCCGTGTCTGACTTCTTAGCCGCTTCCAGTTCCGCAGCGTGTCGATCAGCAACTTCGTGGAAGTGTTTATGGTCTTTCTTCTGGATGAAGCCGCCACCCGGAATCCGATAGAGCTTGTCCTGGTCCTTCTCCGGATCAAGCCCCCATCTCTCCATCATTCCTCTGAACTGCTCCATTGAAAATGCAAACCCTAACGGCAGTTCGTCGAACTCTTTCTGCTGTCTTTCTCTTAACTCTCTGTAACTTTCCATCTTATCTTACCTCCTCATACATAAGCATCTTGGTAGTGTCAAACTTCATCAATGGATATTCGCAATAACCACTTCTTCTTTTCTTTCCAGTTCTTTTAGCAAATCCATTCTTTTCCAGGAATGCCACCGCCCACGGGCAATTATTCGCATCCACATATGCTTCATCTTCCCTCAGCGAATGATCGACTAAGCAAGTTGTCACTCTTGCAACACAACCATCATTCTGATTCCAGATTGTCAATGAAATGCTTCCATCATGCCAGTATCTTTCAACTCTCAGAAAACATTCTTTGTACGTCCGGTAATTGGTCTTGACATCTAAAGTTTTCATGCTTACTTCTCCTCCAATCCAATTTCATGTCTCATGGTGAACTCACCTTTTTTCAGTCTTCCAAGCTCCCATCCAGTATCATACACACTGAATGTTACATACCCGTCTGCACTAAAATTCAAGCTCCCCAGGTTCTCCATGTCTCTCTTCTCCAGAAGCTTCTGTAATGCCTCAATATGTGGGATTGCTTCTTTGCAGAACTCCTTAAACTCCGCTTCGTTAAATTTCTTTTTGCTCATGTCCGTTTCTCCTTTCATCTCTCACAATAATTTGCATCAATAACTTTTCCATCGCTGTATGCGAACAAGTCATAGCAGAACCATCTAACATCTCTTCTCTTTACAAACCAGACGATTCCGAACCGGTCAATGAAGCACATATTGTCTTTGCTCACCTGGCAAGTGGAATTGTCCCGGTTGTAATAAGCATTCCAAAACAGTTCATGCAACTCATTCCCAATTCTGATCTGGTCTGGCTCCGGAAGCTGTTGATACTGTTCTTCTGGCATCGCAAGACGGCTGATTCTTTCTTCTCTTTCCTTTTTTGCCAGTTTAGCTTCCTTTCCGTATGTGCTTTTCCACAGGCGATACGCCTTTTCTTTTGACATGTGATCGCAATCCATGTAAATCTGCTCAATCTTCAAGAACTGCTCGTATGTCTTTGAATTTTCCGGTGCTCCAGTTCCTTTCAAAAACTCTGAATACATCATCTGATCTGTTCCTCCCCACTTACCCCTTATGCTCTAACTGCCTGCTCGAATTTCTTATCCGGTGCATTGAATGTTGCTCTCTGATATACATATGAATCGCCAACGAACTGTCCTTCGATATGTAATTTCTTGTCCATCCCTCTTCTGATTGATACGACTTTTGAAGAGCTCCAAGTCTTGACTGTCTCTTTAACTGCTCCTCTTTCAACTTCGTCTGCTGTAAGCTTTCTGCCGATCTGTCTTTCAATAACCTCAACCATTTTCTTTGTAAATTTCATATCGTTTCCTCCTTGCGATTTGTAATTGTTTATCGTGACGTTATCGTAATCTGCATCTGCTTACTTTGTCAAGCAATGTTTTTACAAGTTTTTTCATTTTTTGTGCAATCTCGCAATGCTACTTCTTCACGAACACAACCTTGTATCCCAGGGCATCAACAATCTTCTCAAACTTCGTGAGTCGCATGTCTCTTCTGAGAGAATCATTCAGTGTCTGCCGGTGGATTCCCATCTTCTTTGCTACCTCTGCTTGCGTGGTATTCTCTTCAATCAACTTTTTCAACTGTTCATTTAATGTCATATATTATCTCCTTCCACCTTTATTTTCTTTTTTAGCCGCTAGGCAACCGGTTCTGAAAAAATGTATGCTGCTCGTTCTTTTAGAACCGGTTATGCCTCAATATGGACTTCTTAATCAGTGGTACGTATTCGCTTACCATCTGACAAAAAAAATTATCCGAAGACTTCCTCTCCGAACAATGCATACTGGATGATCGTATCTGCACATCCAGCATCAATACAAGTCGTATCTATCGTATAGTATCTGTTGCTAACGTCTTTCTCAATGCATTCGTATCTAGGATCATGCAAATACATCTCAAGTCCCTTCATGAACTTTTCTTTGTTCAGCGTATACCATTCTGTGTCTTCATCATCGAACGGCTCACACACATGGATCTTCAGCTCTCCTCCTCTGGCGATCTGCTCATGCCCCCAGGATGCTACTCTCTTATCTTTTTGGACTCTAGCTGAATCACACCAATAAGTAATGCCTCCTTCAAGTGCCGAACACATGATATCGTCCACGTCTTCCTCTGTAACAACGACTCTCTTCCCAGACTTCTCATGCTTAATCTCTCCTACGATCTCCATTTTCTCCATGACTTACTCCTCCCATATTTCATTCGCTTCTCTCTTGCAATCTCGCTCCGTGTAATAATCATACAGGAACTCTTTCTGTGCTTTCGTCATATCTCTTACCAGGCTTCCTGTTGCAAATGCAACTCCCTGTGACGGGTTGTGAAGCAATACCCAGCCTCTATCAACAAGCCAGTCCCCGGCTTCGAGTATTTCTTCATACTGTTCCGGGAAATTTTCTTCCACATATCTGTCTGCCCAGCACTGGTGCTCTCCCCACTCGACTCCATGAAAAGTGCCGTCCGGTTCCAGCCATCCATAATCTGTGGTAGTATGCTCTTTAACATCCATCATCCGTTTTAAAAAATTATCAATCTGCTGTTGCTCCCGGTCTTCCCGTGTTTCCATCCCAAGTTCTCTCCGTACTTCTCGCTGCTCACTTTCTGTAAGATGCTCCATTGCAACGTAAAATTGTTCGTTCTTTTCCCTCAGATTTTTCTCTGCTTCCCTTCTTAACTGTGGAATCTTCCAGATATTCATGCTTCGTGCTAATGGTTCCTCTTCTCCTGGCTCATATCTTTCCAGGTGATACGTACCATCTGCTGTATTGCCTTTCAGTGCAGCTCGTCCAAGCAGAATGTCTTCTGCGTATCTCCGGATTCTAGCTTCTGATGATGGCGTGCAAATTCCGCTTGGATGATTATGTACAACCGCAATACAGTCACACCCACTCACACATGCTCTGACAAATAATTCTCTTGGAGATGTCATACAGTTACGATTTGATCCATGTGCTACCTCGAACATCCCTATCGCTTTACATTTTACGTTCAATGCTAGCATCCATATATGTTCTTCTGGCAAATCTTCCGCATTGCATCCAGACATAAACATTTGTGCTATTTTGTCTGGAGTATTCAAAACCTCGTCTGCATAACTGAATCCACTATTTTTCTTTGCCAAGACTGGCTTTCTTTCTTCATCAAGCAGCAGTTCATACTCAATTACTCCCATTCTTAATCCTCCCGGTAATCTTCATAATCAATTCCAGCTACATCACAGATACTTTCGTAGTCCGTGCCATTCTCATACATATTCTTAATCGTCTGGCCGTGAATCGTTCCGTCCCATATCCGGATCATGCGTTCAATCGCTTCATCCAGTCTGCTGTTTCTCACACCTTGCATGTAATACCTCCATCTCCTAAAATCACATACTTCAGATTCTTATCTCCATATGCCATATCCAGCACTGCCGGTATCGCATCTTCTGTGCTGCTGAACTTATCCCTAAACAGCTCCGTCAGCATTACTTGCCCTCCATCACATTCCGGCATACCATAACTCAGCTCATGCTGATCGTAATAGATATAATCCACATAACCTTCAGCTTCGTCTTCATCCAGCAGATTTGTTCTATTCCCTTCAGCAATCATAACAATCTCTCTTACCGATGGCACATAAATGAACGTATCTGCATATCTTGTTTCTTCCATCTCCCTGCTCCTTTCTCAAATGTAATAGCAACTGAAGTTCCAGTGATGCCCGAACTCATAATACAATCCATACTTTTCAAAAATCTTGTCAAAGCCTTTTCTGATCGCCGGGTATTCATCGTAGTAAAGCATCTCGCATACTGGTCCTTCAAAGCTCATACTGAGGATATGATTTGGATTCACATACTCAAAGTAATTTCTCGGATCCTGGTCTTCTTCCTCGATCAGATGCTCTCTATCGTTGTAATGGTACTTTCCTGTCTCACGGTCACGTGTCGTGAACCTCTTTCCGTTGAAATAGATGTTTACATCCTGCCACATCCCGTTATCCAGGAGGTATTCTCTGATTTCTTTTGCCAGGGCTTCAATCTGCTCCGGTGTTAATCTTGAAACATTGCTCATGCTACATTCTCCTTTCTTTCTCTCTTCTTGATAAGTCTTACTGGGTACTGCGGCTGATTCTCTCTGTACTCTCTGAGTCTTTCCAGCCCTTCTTTTCTGGTATACTCTGTCAAGATATACTCCCAACCGTATCCATAATTTCCTTCCAGCACCCAAGTATCTACTGTCTTTCTTACATACATAGCTTTTCTCCTTCCTATCACATTGTCTCGATTGCAATTTCATTGTAGAGAACGTATCTCTGTACCTCTTTAATGGTCTTGAATTTCAGAAGCTCCAGGAATGGTCCATAACACAATCTCGATCTGCCGTCTTTCTCAACTTCCAGGTTGTATTTTTCTTCTCCCCGGATATCCTGCTTGCACATGTCGCTCACGTAATATCTCTTTCCTGTATTGCTCACAAATCTTCTTCTACCATTAACTGTCACTTTCGTGCCCTCCTTTGTTTTGTAATTGTTTATCGTGACGTTATCGTAGTCTACATTTGCTTACTTTGTCAAGCAATGTTTTTACAATTTCGGGCAAAAAAATTACAGCCACGCTTTATCCGTAGATAATGTGCTGCAAACCATCTTCAAACTCTTCATATCTCTTCTTCAGAATATCAAACACACAGTAGAACGACTGCATCTTCTCGCTGGCATCTGGTGACAGGTAATCGTAATAATAGCTATCCATCATTTCCATAAGGCTCTTAATCTTCCCTGCCTCTATTACGGCATCTTCCAGGGTGATACTTTTCGGAGATACCACAATCTTCTTCACGTCTTCCTGGAGCTTTTCCGGAATCCCAGGAACATTCTCTTTCGGCTCTTCCATTTCCTCGCTATCCGCTGTATCCGGGATTGGCTTCTCGATTGCATCAACAATCTTTTCTTCTTTCTGCTCTATCTCAGCTTTTACCTGGCACTCTGCCACATACAGATCATACAGGATATTCACTACTCCCATTGCAAGTTTCATTGCACTCGGTCTGGCAATTCCCATGTCGCAGAATCTGGAAACGATTGTCATTGACACTCCCTGCTTCACAAGGCTGTACTGAAAGTTCTTATCTTTCCTTCTCTTCGCAATCTCCTCATAAGTCTGTGCGATTATATCATCATCCTTCACAAACTGTTCTACCAGGGCTTTGATTTCTTTATCGGTCAGAAACCTCTTGCCATTATTCTGCTTTCCAAGCTCATTTCTGGAATTACATTTCTTCAACTCATGGTGTACCATTTCATCCTCACAGCCACCAACCGTGCATGCCGCTTCGTTACCCTCCGGAGCTATGATTACTTCGCAATGCTGATAATGTTTCAATCTTCCCATCTTTTTCTCCTTCCTCCCGGTTTTCGGGCATAAAATTGCAGCCACCTCAGTGACTGCAATCTTTTTTCTACTTTCTTTCTCTATTCTGCTTTCCAAGCTCTTTCAGCGTAATCATGCAGACCGCCACTTCTACTAAACACGTTGCCAGAATCGCCACCAGGAGGAACGGATTCATTCCCTTCACATTCCAGGCAATAATCTCAACCATCATAAACAGCAACGCCCATCTTCCAACTTTCTGCAATGTGTTCGCTTTCGTCTTCTGGATCTCATTTCTCATTTCAGATTTTTTCATTTACTTCTAACCTCCTTTATGCTAAACTCAAAGGGCAAGGGAGCCACAACTCCCAAGCCTTTGAGCGGCTACTAAATGTAGTCTACTTGAACCAATGAACAATTGCCGTTACCAACGCTGATATACCAGTTATTGCTCCAACAATAACTTCAGTGATGGTGGCGGCGATTTGCATTTTAAGCAAACGCTTTTCCAAGAGTTCTTTTTCTTTGTCCGTTTCCGGATGTTTCTTCTTTCCCATTGGGCTGTCCTCCTTCTGTAGATTCCGATAAATCAGTGGTAATGATTTATCGTATCGTTATCGTAGCAGGCTGGCTCGGAGGCAGTCAAGCATTATTTTTACAATTTGTAATTGTTTTTCGTTACTTGCTTTGCTATGCTTAAGAAAAAACGTGTGAGGTGGTCTTATGTACGATGGCAGCGAACAATTGACTTTTAAAGATAAAGAGCTTGGCAGCTCTGTCCTGGACTTCTGGTCATGGGCTTACTCTGACTTAATTCGGAACGTGAACCGTGGAGCTTTTGCAGAGTTTATAGTCCTGGAGGCAATGAATAATCAATCTGGTATTACCCCCCCCCGAACAAATTTTCGGGTATCTATGGATGCATACGATTTGCTCAGTCCGGACGGCATACGTGTAGAAGTTAAATCTTCCGCATACATACAAGCCTGGGAGAGTGAGCATCCAGCAAGAATCTCTTTCCGAATAGCACCGGCAAAATCGCTGGACTCATCCGGCAACTACTCAGCCGATTCTCAATACTGCCGGCACTCAGACGTGTACGTGTTCTGTGTCTGGACTGCCATGAGCCGGGAACAGAACATACTTGATTTATCATTATGGGATTTTTACGTGATCGCAACAAAGACATTAGACCAGAAGGTCCCGAATCAGAAAACAATTACTTTCCAGTCTTTGCTGTCTCTTCAGCCAAGGAAAGTTGACTACTTCGGTCTTTACGAAGCAATAAGAAGCGAAGCTATGAATGATTGAAAATGGGACGTCATTTATGACAAAGCACACATATATATTTATATATAATATTTATATTTTTTATTTTATTATATAGCACCGTCATTGTGATATCATTTTTCCAGTCATTCACCGCATTTGTCCAGATATGTTTTTACATTCTTCCGGGCAATGAAGATTTTAACTCATGTCAAATGATTGCAAAAATTCCTGTTTTAAAAATCATTTTTCAATCATTGTGTATGTCATTACTGACATCACATTTTCAGTCACTTTATAATAAGGAAGAAACTGATTACACTTGTAACCTCTTTTGTAATATTCCGATATGCCATAGAAAGCTGTAATTTGCTTTTTATGGCTCTTTTGCTTTTAGTGAAGGAGTATATGCAGACTTTCTCTTTAATCCACTGGGACGCTTTTCGTCAAAAGTGGCTCCGCATTTTTGTTCATTATTTTTCTTGACAAAAAATCTTTTATCTGAACCACTCATTTTCAGCAAATAAAAAATGCCCCAGGCATCCGAAGATACCCAGGGCGTGTGTGATATATTTCCCTTGACCAAAAGAGGTGCATTTAGTTGCCTTGCCTTTAAAGGCTCTTACTTGATAAATACCTGTCCATTGTAATAGCCAGCCATCCATCCGGACGGTGCCTTAATCCATACATCGTTTCCGACTACATTCACCTCTTTACAGGTGATAACTGTACCGGCATCTAGGCAACCGTCATTGTCTTTATCGTGTTTCTGTCCGTCTGCTGTAAGCTGCGAATGCTTCTTGGCAGCATAATTTGTTCCAGGGCCAGTACGCACTTTCAATTCTACTTGCAGTGTGTATGCTTTTCCAACTGCATACTGAGGGCTCTTCGCAACCTCTGGTGCGGATGCACTCTGCTTGCTGTTATATACAGATGTCAATTTAGCCTTACTTGCTGGTCCGTATTTTCCATCCACTTCTAACGCATAGAATTCTTGGAATGCAAACAGAGCTTTTTCAGTATCTCCACCGAAGGATCCATCCACTCCGGACTTGCCACAAGAGTATCCGCAGCCAATCAACATCTTCTGCATCTCTTTTACTGCATCTCCGGAATCTCCTTTCTGAAGATAATTCCTTACGCTCACTGTGCCAGCATTGCTGACTTCTCCGGTATATCGATAAACATACTTCCACGGCTTGTTGTAATAACTCCGGATGCAGATCTCTCTACCTGTCTGATCTCCAGACTTTCCTCCTGTCGTGGTTCCTTTTTCATTGATACTTGCATGCACCAGCTTCCCATTTCCGCAATAGATGGCTGTATGACCGTTGCCAAGGAGAACATCTCCTCGCTTCATTCCGCTTCCGGTTGACAGATTCACGGATGCGATCACATTCTTAAATCCAATATTCGGCAGAACTTCCGGCATATTACCAGTGTACGTTGCACCCTTCTGTTTTGCTGGGATTCCGGCGTTTTCCAGGCAATTGATAACCAGCCCGGAACAATCATAGTTTGGGTTGCCCCAACGGTCAACCTGGTCGTACCCGTGAGTATCGTCCAGTGCAATCGCTTCTGCCATTGTTACGGCATTTTCAATCTTACTCACCTTTGTTTCCTCCTTCTGATAAATTTTTAAATATTGCTCACCATAAGAAGCCCTCGCTTTCTTTACAGCTTCTCCGGTATTCTTCGGGGATTCAAACTTCACCAGGAAGATATCTGATGCTTCCTGGACGGAAGTTGCTGTCTTCAGCACATTCCATACGCTCCTGTAGCTCTTCTGCAGTTCGCTCAGCATGTACTCTGTCTGAACTTTTGCATCTCCGATGGATACTCCTCTGGACTTAACCAGATCATACAGTCCAGCTTTCCTTCCTGCTGATGTCCACTGACAGAAACCATAGCCATACTGTCTGGAATCCCCCAGCGGATGCAGAAATAATTCTCTTGTGATTTTTCCGCTGTCTACCGCTTCGGTGTAGGTATCATCGGTATACTTATACCCCAGCATTTTTTCACAAAGATTTTCCAGATTCCGGGGATTCGCTCCAGATTCTGCAAAAACATTCCCTATTGCTCCACATGCTCCGTATACGGTGCATGCGGCGTTGCGAATGGCTCTACTGACAGGACTCAATCAGACAGTTGCCACGCTTACAGAGATGTATGCGGGCGATATGGGCGTTGAGTATTACGAGACAACCGCACACCCTGGGGCAAGATTGGAGCATACCTACTGGCAAGGACAGGTCTTCAAGATTCATGGCGAAGGTGATGGATACCGGAATTTCTATGATGCTACCGGCTACGGAACAGTTACCGGGCTATGCGGAGCAAACTGTAGGCACAGCTTTTATCCTTACTGGCCAGGGATATCCAAACCGGCATACACCAAGGAAATGCTGGATGATTATTCTGTAGCGAAGTTCAGTTATGACGGTAATATGCTCACGGAATATGAGTGCAGCCAGATTCAGCGAAGATTTGAACGAGCTATCCGGGAGAGTAAGAGAATCCTTTGTGGATATGATTCTGCCATACAATATGCTGAGGACTCAGAAACGGAACAATACTTGAAGAGTGAGTTTCAGAAAGAGTCGGTTAAGCTGAAAAAAAGAGAGAAGAAATTGAAGAATTTCTGCTCTGATACCGGAAGATCTGTTGATACTGCACGGACACAGGTTTATGCAGTGAAAGATCAGAATGGAAACATAGTGAATTATGGACGTTCCACCAGTATGAAAGCTGTGTGGGCTAATAGAAAAGCAAAGAAGTAGGAGGTAAAAATCTATGAAGAAATTGTTTATTTCACAGCCAATGAAAGGAAAATCTGATGAAGATATCCTTACAGAACGTAAGAAAGCAATCAAGAGCGCAGAGGAGAAGATCGGACAACCAGTAGAGGTTATTGATTCTTTCTTCCAGGAAGCTCCGGTGGATGCAAAGCCACTCTGGTTCCTTGGAAAATCCCTGGAACTTCTGGCTGGTGCTGACATTGCCTACTTTGCGAAAGGCTGGCAGGATGCCAGAGGGTGCAAGATCGAAAATACATGTGCTATTGAGTACGGTATTCCGGTCATTGAAGATTACACAGCAGAGTAGAAAGGTGGTGATCCTGCTATCTCCCTTCCTTGAGGGTTAGAAAGGAACGCTTTATTTGGCTTTTATGCCAGTAAGCACATATTTATCCACATAAGCATCTACAAGCTCTCCAAAGAACTGTCAGAAGCTCACAATGTGGTAATTACGAATTAACAGACTGTATCGAAGAGGTCTGTTTTTATTTTGCCCTGTGATATGGCATATAAACTGTCTCCTTCTCTTGCGTGCGGAGATATAAATGCACGATAGCAGTGCCGGAGTGAACCGGAATCTAAACGAAATCAGCGAAAAGAAGAAAGGAAGGTAAGTAAAAATGGCTTACGAATTTTTAAAGAAACTTTTTGGCACACAGAAGGACGGAGAAGAGCCTAAGGCTATGACCTATGCACAGTTGGAAGCTGCGATTGACGCAGATAAGAAAATCCAGGTGGTAGATGTAAAAGCTGGGGGCTATGTATCGAAGGAAAAACTGGATGCCAAGATCACAGAGCTGGACGGTGTAAGACAGCAGCTCACAGATGCCAATGCAGAGATCAAATCCTACAAAGAGATGGATATTGATGGCATCAAAAAGTCTGCAAAAGACTGGGAAGACAAGTACAACCATGATACCCAGGAGCTTAATGACAAGCTGGCGAAACAGGAAAGAGATCACCAGATGGATAGATATCTGGATACTGTCGGACTGAAGCCAGGGGCTATGTACCGTGATTATGTCAGAAGAGCTTTCGAGGCGAAAGAACTGAAGCTTGAAAACGGAAAGTTTATCGGTGCGGATGACGTGATGAAAGAACTGAAGGAGAGTCCGGACTACAAAGAAGCATTCGTTGTGGATACACCGGATGATGAACCGGATACACCAGATGTTCCGGATGAACCAGGGAATCCACCGGCACCAAATATGCCGTACTTCTCAGCAGGAACCAATTCACAGACCCAGAAGCCAAAGGGCAACATGTTTGACTTTGGATTTTCTGGAGTAAGAAAAAGAGATTAACAGGAGGTAACTTAACATGGGAAAACCACTTAATTATGCAACAGAATATCAGAAATCTTTAGAGCAGGCATTTTCGTATGCATTATACTACGGAGCACTCTATAAGACTCCGAATAACGGAAGATTCAAATGGCTCAATGGAAAGACCATTGAGATTCCAAGCATTTCCGTAACCGGCCGTGTGGATTCTACAAGGGATACCATTGCTACGGCTGCAAGAAACTATGATAACAGCTGGACTCCGTTGACACTGGAGAATGAAAGAAAATGGTCTACACTGGTTCACCCGGCAGATGTGCAGGAAACAAACCATGTAGCAACAATTACGAACATTACCAGAGTGTTCAACGAAGAGCAGAAGTTCCCGGAGATGGATGCATACACCATTTCCAAGATTTATGCAGACTGGACGGCGGCAGGAGAAGCTGCTGATACAACAGTTCTTACAGCAGAGAATATTCTGGATGTATATGACAAGATGCTGGAAGAGATGTCAGAAGGTCGAGTTCCGAAGATGGGACTGATTCTGTATGTGAATCCGGCAACCAACACACTGATTAAGCATGCCCAGGGTATTTACAGAACGCTGGATGTTGGCAGACAGAACAACCTTTCAAGAGCGATTAAATCCCTGGATGAAGTTCAGATTGAGGAAGTACCATCTGAACTGATGAAGACCGGCTTTGGTTCTGGAGCATTTGGGCATCTGCTATCACATGGATTCTGTAAACATACACTGCACATCTTCTACCTCCATCATGCTTAGTAAACTGATCGCATTCAATGTCTTCCGGAATAGATACTCTCTCAGAACATCCGGGAATAGCATCTCGAAATATCCTTCGCCCTTTCCTGCGACCTTAATCTTTCTCAAACAGTGTTGCTCTGCCTGTCTTACTTCTTCATCGCTGATATCAAAACCTCCGGCTCTGAATTCTTTCACTGTCTGATCTACTACTTCTTTGCATATTTCCATCATTTTTCTTCTCCGAAAGCATCTGCAAGCGCAACTCTGACCATAATCATTGCTGGCAGGATCAGATACTCTCCTCCAATCTCTACCGCTTCTCTGGCATTGCACATCTGCACAATCACGAAGCACTGTATGATTATTCCGATTGATACATAACTAAGCCAACTTAGCACTTTGTTTTTCATATATCCCACTTCCTTTTACCGGTGATACAAAGATTCCGATGTCTATCGGTTCTTGCTGGTCAATAGCCTGGATCATTTCTTCCAGTGTATTGAGCCCATACTGCTTCATTCGCTTTTCAATTCTTTCTGGTAATTCCACAGCTACACTCCCTCTCCTGGACTAACTTCAATTCCCATACTGTCTTTACCATTTCATCCAATTCCTGGCATATCTCGTTGAGTTCTTTTTCTTCCTCTTCACTGACTTTCCCGTCTTCTGCAATTCCGATGAGCTTATCTTTCAAGCCTTCGATCCGGCTTTCCTTGAACTGCTTAATAATCCGGATCACTATATTATCAATGCTTCCGGCTTCAACAGCTACTGGCATACACCTTCCGATCAAGCACTCATTCTTGCAATACATTGTCTTCAGTTGTGGAGCACGATACAGGTCAGCCATCACGATGATAATGTCTACCGGAGGTACCGTGACTCCAAGCTCATAATTGCTCAGCGTATTAACTGAAACACCGAGCATCTCAGCAGCTCTTTCCATGCTGCCTAGAGCATCATTGTAGATTGCAGCCTGCTTTCTACATTCACGATATGGGGTTTCACCCAGTTTCCTACAATTGCTATCCATTGTTTCTTTCCTCCTTATGGCTTAAAATAAGCTCATAACCTATAAGGTACAGCCACAATCATACGGAACATTCAAGTAATCGCTGATAAGTTTTACAGTATTTGCTGAATACGACCGTCCATTAACGACTGCGGAAACATGCCCTCTGGATAAACCGATGACTTCTGCAAGTTCCGTGGTTGTCATGTCGAGGTCGATGAGCTTCTTTTTAACTTTTTTGCACCAAGGCGATAACTTACGGCTCATGTCTTCCTCCTTCCTCAGAAATTTGCTTTACATCACTGATAATCTGCTGTAAAATAAACAAAAGTGTACTGACAAACACTGACTGGAGATACTGGCATATCTCCTTGATTTTTTACCGCTTTGATTACAAAGCGTGATGTAAATTGCAATGATTTGTATGTTGTTTTGTGTTGTACAAACCAATCATAATCAACAAAAGCTTACTTGTCAAGCAAAATAGTAATCATTTGCATACTTTTGGAGGTATTTTTTATGACTATCGGAGAACGTGTATTCTTTTTGCTCGACAAATACGGGCTTCAACAGAAGGAATTGGCAGATGCCATCAATGTTTCCAAGGCAACCGTGAACGGCTGGAAAATCCGCAAGGGCAGTCCTTCAGCAGATCTGATCTCGCCTATAGCGAAATTCTTCCATGTATCTACTGACTTTCTTCTTACCGGGGAAGAAACGGAATCAAAGACTCTCAGTCTTGAAGATGAAGAATGGCTCAACATCATTCATCGAATCCCGGAAGACAGACAGTCTATGTGCAAGGACTTCCTGCGGACTCACATGGTTATACCTGAGAAATATGCAGATAAGAGGCAAGCATAATCTCTACTGCTTACTTCGAGTACGTCCGCAAGAACAGGAGGTAACGTTTTATGGGAACTGAAAACATCCGCTATGAAAACAGCAATGGAAAAGAGGACTTCGTGAAGGAGCTGGAGCGATTGCTCGCTTGCTATCAGATTGCTTCTTTCGATGACCGGAAAGTAGTTTGGGCGGTTCTGAACAAATATGCCGCCTATATAAGCTGAAATTGCCCCATAAAGGGGCTTTTTCTTTTTTGAGGTGGAATAATGAGCATAAACAGAAATAATACAAGTGAGACTCCCAAAAAGGCTGCTCTTTACGTGAGAGTATCCACAAACTATCAGATAGACAGGGACTCTCTCCCTATGCAGAGACAAGAGCTTATAACTTACGCACAGCTCATGTTTGGGATAAATGACTATGTTGTCTTCGAGGACGCTGGCTACAGCGGAAAGAATACTGATCGTCCGGAATTTCAGAACATGATGCGCCGGATCCGTGCCGGAGAGTTCACACATCTTCTCTGCTGGAAGATTGACCGTATCTCCAGAAATCTTCTGGACTTTGCATCTATGTACCAGGAACTGAAAGACCTGGGCGTAACCTTCGTCAGCAAAAATGAACAATTTGACACCAGTACAGCTATCGGAGAAGCCATGCTGAAAATCATCCTGGTCTTCGCTGAGCTGGAACGTAACATGACGTCTGAACGTGTAACTGCCACAATGCTTTCCAGGGCACAGAACGGACTCTGGAATGGTGGTCGTGTACCTTATGGGTATGACTACGACAAGGATTCAAAGACTTTCTCCATCAACCAGGAGGAGGCTTTTCTTGTGCGCAAGATGTACGACCTCTATTCAGAACATCGTTCACTGGTAATGGTATCCAGGACTTTGAATGAAGATGGCTATGCTTCGAGAGCTGGCAACGACTGGTCACCGGTCAGCATATTTATCATCTTGACCAATCCGTTCTATACCGGCATATACAGATACAATCACTACAAGATACCGGGGCTTAAAATCGAAAAAGACCCGTCCGAATGGATTGAGGTGCCAGATCACCACCCACGAATCATTTCAGACGAGCAGTTTGACAACGTGAACCGCATCTTACAGTCAAACTCCAGGTCAAAGCGATTGCCTGGCCAGCAACATACCTCAAAGGGAACTCACATCTTCGGTGGGTTGCTCTACTGCGGAACGTGTGGCTCTCAGTACGTTTCTACTCCTTCCAGACTGCTGGCATCCGGATACAGACCTTCCAAGTACGCATGCCCGAACCTCCGGAAGAAAAAGACATGCAATACAAAGTCCATCTCTGATTCGGTGATCGGTGAATTCGTGCTTAACTATGTCTTGAACATGATGCATGCCAGAGCCGCTTTCTCTTCAATACATGACACATCGGAGCTGCAAGACGCTCTCTTGAGTGGTGGAACATTTCAAAATGTGGACCACATCGGCAAGGACGGACTGGATAGCTGCTTCCATATGTTCTCTTCTACACCGCTGGATGGCAAACGCTTCCGGAAGCCAAAGAAAGCTACTACCATAGATCCGGAGCTGAAGCGGCTACGTGCTGAGAAGAGAAAGACTGAGCGTGCCTTAGACCGGCTTATGAATCTTTACCTGTATGCCGATAACCCGATCAGCGAAAAAGACTTTGTAATCCGCAAACAGGCTCTTGATGACTACTTAAAGGAAATCAATGAGAATCTTGGCATGATAGACCGTGGACGTGGCATCGAGACAATCTCAGACGAGAACTTCATAAAAAGAGCCAGCTACTTCATCATGAGTAAAGAGCTGGCAGGAAAAGACTATATCTATTTCAAGAAACTGGCAATGGATATGGATGCCGAAATCCTAAGAGACTTCTTCCAGGAAATCATTGATTCTATCGTCATGGAAGGTAGCAATGTAAAGGAAATCGTCTTCCGCAATGGACTTGCACATACTTTCTTCTACAAAGACACAGAAAAACCGGAGGCATAAAACCTCCGGTTTCTTTCATCTTTTCTAGTTACAAATGTACGATTTGGGTATCATTCTATAAACATCGCATCCCCAAATGAAAAGAACCGGTACCTCTCCTTCACAGCCTCTTCATAAGCCGCAAGCACGTGCTCCCGTCCTGCAAGCGCAGATACCAGCATGATTAATGTAGATTCTGGAAGATGGAAGTTCGTGATCAGACAATCCAGTACTTTGAATTTATAGCCCGGATAGATGAATATCTGTGTCCATCCACTCTTCGCTTCCAGATGTCCATTCTCATCTGCTGCCGATTCTACCGTTCTGCAGCTTGTCGTTCCGACGCAGATAACACGGTGTCCCGTCTCTTTTGCACGATTGATCTTCTCAGCCGCTTCTTCATCGATCATGAAGAATTCCGAATGCATATGATGCTCGGTAATCTCATCCACTTTTACCGGACGGAATGTTCCAAGCCCCACATGAAGTGTAACTCTCGCAATATCCACACCTTTTGCCTTAATCTCTTCCAGAAGTTCCGGTGTAAAATGCAGTCCTGCCGTCGGTGCTGCTGCCGAACCTGTGTGAGTTGCATATACCGTCTGGTAACGGTTCTTATCCTCCAGCTGGTGTGTGATATATGGAGGCAGCGGCATCTGGCCAAGCTGGTCTAAGATTTCTTCAAAAATTCCGTCGAAATCGAATTTGATCAGACGGTTTCCTTCTTCTACCACATCAATGACTTCTCCCATCAGAAGACCATCACCGAAACTAATCTTTGCTCCGACTTTTGCTTTCTTACCTGGTTTTACCAGCGTCTCCCATACGTTGTTTTCTTTTCTCTTCAATAATAATACTTCGATTTTGGCATTGGTCTCTACTTTGGAACCAATCAGTCTTGCCGGAATAACCTTTGTATCATTGATTACCAGACAGTCTCCCTCATGCAGATACTCTGTGATTTCTTTAAATACATGATGGGAAAAAGCCCCGGTCTCCTTGTCAAGGACAAGAAGTCTGGAGCTCGAACGATCCTCAAGCGGATCCTGTGCAATCAGTTCTTCCGGCAATTCATAATAAAAATCCTGACGTTTCAT